TGCTCGGCCACACAGCCTAATAGCGCGTCCAAGTCAAACTCTCCATGTGCCTGCGCTTCACTGAGGTTGGCGCGTAACGTGCCGATAAACGGCATAAAGCGAGTCCGATATTGTAACTGTTGCTTTAAGGTGTATTCCTTTAGCTCTATTTGCTCACCGCCAAGGGTGAGCGTTTGGTTGGGATAAAGGATAGCCAAGCTGTTATCGGCGACTGCCGCCGTATCCTGTTGCGTCATGGTTTAACCCTTATTTTTTAATTCGCATGGTGCGCCCGAAGCGACCTAACTGTTTATCCCCGACTTTAGAGGTATCCGCCAACACCTTGCCCGTTAAAGGCAAGGAGCCGAGAGAATCTTCGTTGTTGATTAAATCCAAGGTTTCGGTCGGGTTAAAGTTGACCTTGTACAACTCGACCAAATTCCATTCGTTGTCTTCCGCTAGGTTTACACCCTCGAAACGCAGGAATAAGTCGGTGGAGTTTACGGTCATCAT